ATCGAGGGGTTGCGCAGCACCACCCTGTCCACCAGTTCCTGGACGAGCGTCTTCGTCCCGCCCTGGAGAGTGCCGGAGTAGGGACTGAAAACTCCGTCGCTCGTCTCCCAGCGGATCCGGAACCAGTAATCGATCGCCGTCGCATTCTGCGTCGTGTAGTACGAAATGTAATTCGGATACGCTCCGACGGGGGTTACAGCTTCGATCTCAGTGAAAACTCCGTCAGCGGCCGGTGCCTCCTCGATGTGCAGCGTCGTCACGTCCGGGAGCGTTGCGGGCATGAAATCGAGTCTGACCGGAACGGGCATGTCACGCCTCCGGCATCTCTACGGGCGGAAGTCCAGCAGCTACACGCTCTGCCTGTCGTACTCGCTCGTCGTGCGCTTCCTTGTCGAGCAAAGAATTCCAGCTATCCTCGTCCTTGTCGTTGAGCATCAGTGAAATTCCATGGCCTTCTACACGGTACGCGGTGTAGTCCTCGCCTTCGTGCGCGACTCCTACCGTGTAACCCATCTCGCGCAGTTCATCGAGCGGTGGCAAATTTCCCTCCTTTACGAGACTCGAATCGGTGTTACTCGAAGCTCACGCTTACGGAAATTCCCTGTGCTATTGGCTCCCGAAGTTTTGTAATACATGTGAATGTCGGTGCTGGCCGGGAGAGCCGTGAGCCAGATATCTCTCTGCGCCTGAGCTAGCGCCTGGCTCGCTACCGCCAAATATGAAGCAGTGGAATCGTTGTCGCTTGTTCCAGCAGCGCCGTGACGGATGCTCGTCCAGCTATTGACAGCGCTCGCTGTAGACCACATTTCAGCATTGAACTGCGCTCTGTAATCTCCCGCCCTTGGAACAATTATTGCAGGGCCATCGGTAGGGCATTGTGTATAAACGCTTCCGCCCTGAACTATAATTTCGTTCGTAATTACATCCGAAAGCATTGGTGGCCCACCCACAAATTCCCATTTGTACGCTGACGCAGAGTTGGCGTTGTAGCGCAGCCGCCAGTTAATTCCGTTCGTAGCGTCGGCAATTAGATCGATGACTTGACCGTCGAATGGAACCAGTGCAGTCATCTGCGCAGACGTATACCTCGGGATGATGCTCGCTCCACCCACAGGCTGTGGAGTCGCTGAAATTCCGAAGAGCGTAGCCCTTGATCCGGCAATCCAGTTTCCTGTAGACGGATAAAGAGTAATTCGAGTGATCGCAGCAGTTTGAGCACAAATCCCACCAACGATTCTGGTTACGTGCGTACTAGAAGTTGAGCCCCACAGTGTATGAGACAAGCCCACAAAATGTTTCTGGTGGGTATACGTGTAATCGTTGATGTCGATCGTGTTGAAGGCCATGTAGCCTGAAATTGCCCCAGCACCAGATACAACACCTACACGGCCCTGAGTTGCCGACGTTTGCTCGCCCCCTGTGGGAGCGGCTGTACTTACTCCCTGAATATACGTGTCGTAGTAATTGTTACCGCTGTCGTTGTTGACACGCATCATAAGATCATAAGATGTGCCAGCACCATCAGAACGTCCACTCACCCGAAGCTGAAGCCATGTGAAGCTTTGATCGATGTTCTGAAAATCAAAGCTCGCAAGCGTCCCGGTAGCAATAATGTCTTGCAGTGGAACCATCCCCGACACGAACGCCGGGGGCATGTTCCCGAGTGGTACCCAGTCGGTAACAGCGGGATCTGGAATTACAGTGCTCATGAGAGCCTCACTGGAATTGCATCCATCCAACGACGCAGATATGCTGCCGTACCCGCGTTTGAGTTAAAGAGACGTATTTTCATAACTGTTCCAGCAGCTACTGCTGGCAACTGTGCGCCGGTTGAAATCATCTGGTAGTAGTTCGAGGAAAACTCGTAGAAGCTCGCCCACGGTTCGGGTGGTGTCGTATCACCGGCTGCTACACCAATTGAAATAATCCCAGCCGCTGCGCTATGTGCAGCCTCTGCTCCACAGTGCGTAATGTAATCCCCTGCCCTGGGCGCAGTAATTGTTGGAGAAGAAGCCGAAGTTATCCATGAGCCAGTCGTTGTCGTGCTGTCTGACGTACCGCCTGTAGTGGAGTAAAGAGGCGGGCCACCTACGAATTCCCATTTGTACGCTGAAGCTGAGTTTGCGTTATAGCGTAGATGCCACACAATTCCATTCGTGTCGTCAACGGCCAGACCAATTTCCATTCCGTCAAACGGAACGAGCGCAGTCATCTGGGCTGACGTAACGCGCGGAAGTGTAATTGGCGTAGACTGAAGCGGCCAGTTACCGCTTGGACGCCGGTTAGTCTGAATTTGCGCCATGTAGACGACACCACCGTCAACAACGATATCGCCCTCGTTGTACTGACCAGCGCTCCAAGCTCCCTTGTACGTGAGACTAGCGCTACCGCTGCCACCGCCTGTTAACCCCCACAAGGGCACCCACTCGGTCGTTGCTGGATCTGGTGTGCTCATGAAACCCTCACCGGAGTTACGTCAATCCATCGTGTCCGCCAATGCGCTGTTCCTGCGCTGGCTGAGTAGTAGCGAACCTTGTACACATCGTTTGCGCTAATTCCAGCTACAGGGCTCCGCATCATCGAACTGTATCCACTGCCTGCCGTTCCGGATATACTGTAATTCCAGCGGCCCGCAGCAAGTGGCGGAGCATTGTCAGCGAGACACACAGAAATTCCAAAAGTCGCATTGGCAACGGTACCGTGGTAATACTCGCTGCCGTAGTTGAAAACGTAATCACCCGCTCTCGGTATCGTAACGAGAGGCCCAGGAGTAGTGAGGTTCAGCCAGGTAGTGATGGTAGTCGTTGTTTCATCCGCAGCAACGGTCGCCGTCAACGGAGGCCCACCAACAAATTCCCATTTGTATGCTGACGCCGATGCCGCGCGATAGACGAACATCCACTCAATTCCAGCGGTAGTATCGACCTGAAGACGGATCATGTCTCCGTCCATCGGCGTCAAAGCTGTCATCTGCGCAGACGTGTAAAGTGGAATTGACTGCGCTCCTTGCCAGGGCACCGGTGCAGCAGTCGATTGCTTCACACAGAGGTACGCCATGTTGGCGTAGACGACGATATCGCCCTCGAAATACGTTGTAGCCGAGGCCCAATTTCCTTTGTATGTCAGGTCTGGATTGATCGACAGGGGTGGCCCCATCGGAATCCAGTCAGTCGTTGCTGGATCTGGAACACTCATGAGAGCCTTATCGGTTGAAGACGAATTTCACGTTTACGAAATTGCCCTGTCCCAGTGCTAACAAGGTAGTACAAGCGTAAATCCATGCCTGCTGTAATTCCAGTAAGCCAGATGCTCCTATAATGCACGCCGTTGCTTGTATTAGCCGTGGCTGGAGATGCTGTAGACCCATCAGTCACGCTTGTTGCCGCAGCACCCCTTTTCACCGCTACTGTATTGTTCGGCGCAGCAGCGTTACTAAAACTTTCTGCATTGAAGCGCACTTCATAGTCGCCCGCTCTTGGAGCAATTACAGAAGGGCCGTTGTCGCCACCACTTAAAGGAGCAAAAGAAGTGCTAGTTGTAGTCTCCAATGTTTGAACATCGGCAAACAATGGTGGGCCACCGATGAATTCCCACTTGTATGCGCTCGCGGATGCGGAATTGTAACGTAGCCTCCAGTTAATTCCATTTGTTGCATCCACGATCAGCAAAATTTCCTGGCCGTCATAGGGTACAAGCGCTGTCATCTGTGCTGAAGTCAGCAAAGGAGTAGCTGCACGACCCATTGTCCAGCCGGTTGGTGACTGACTGGTTGCGTTGGTAGCCATGTAGAGGACGCCATTTGAAATTACTACGTCGCCCTCGTTGTAATTCCCTGCTACCCACGCTCCCTTGTACGACAGCCCAATTCCAGCACCCATCGACCACACGGGCACCCACGGAGTCGTTGCAGGATCAGGAACGCTCATGACACTCTCACCGGAGTTATTTCAATCCAACGAGAGGCAGCGTGCGCCGTTCCTGCAATGTTGTGCTGATGGCGCACACGTAAATCACTGCCCGCCGGACAGCCTGGAGTTGTATGTCCCTGAAAAAACGCTGACATATACCAGTTAGCAGCCGCATTTGTAAGTGCGTAGTACACCGGCCCGATGCCGCCGTTCGATCCCCCCGTACCTGCACTATGAATGGACAGATAGTGTGTATCAGAAACAGAAGCCGTATAAATTGTGGCTCCTGCTTGCGCTCGATATTCTCCTGAGCGTGGCAGTACAATTTTTGGCCCTGCTCCTACATCGGCCCAGACGGCAGTCGTTGTCCATGTTTCATCTGTGAAGATTTCAGAACGAAGAGATGGGCCACCAACAAATTCCCACTTGTACGCACTAGCGCTAGCTGCTCTGTAGGCCAATGTCCACTCAATTCCAGCCGTCGCATCCACGATCAACCGAACGAGTTGACCGTCGTAAGGTGTAATTGCAGTTAGCTGTGCTGACGTTACTGCTGGAATCAGGTTGTTCGGTGAGCCAGGCCAGGGAGTCGGTCTTACGCTCGTTGTCATGGTGGCGATGTAGGCAATTCCATTATCGACCACCACATCGCCGTCTTTGTACGTTCCGGCTACCCACGCACCTTTGTAATTCAGATCGATGGTGCCGGACAGGTTCCACATCGGAACCCAGTCGGTCGTTGCAGGATTGGGAACGCTCATGCGACTCTCACCGGAGTAATCATGTAGACAATGCTCGATGCCGTAGCACCCGCACCATTCGCTGTTCCTGCTACCCCGATAACGCTGGATGCAGCAAGGCCAGTCAAGACGTAAGGCGGCGTAGTGACATTCATGAGCCACGTCGATGATGAAATTGTCGCAGCGGCAGAAACACCTACAATGTTCGAGCCAGTAGTCAAATAAGGACATATCTGGCAAGTCTGGCTTGCCGCACCCGCTGTAAGTCTTGCTGCTGCAACTATTTGGTAGTCGCCTGCTCTTGTGAGCGTAGTTGCCGCTCCGACTACATTTCCCCAGCTACCGTTCAGAAGCCCATTCGGCCCGGTAGTGTAATTCAAAATTGGAGAGCCACCCAGAAATTCCCACTTGTAGGCGCTCGCAGATCCTGCGTTGTATCGGAAACGCCACAGCACGCCGTTAGATATTGGCATGACCCAGTGATCGCCATCGTTCGGGCTAGCTGGAGGCGTAACGCTATAAAACTCTGTAACCGACGTGGGAAGATCAGCGAGCGTAATTGCAGACCAAACTGGAATTCCACCCGACGCCTTGATCCATTGACCTTCAATGAGCGGCGTTGGAATTACAGGGCCGACCTGAGGAACACCAGGCCATGCGGTAGGACGAGCAGACGTAGATTTCGTCGCCATATAGGCGACTCCGTTGTCAACGACAATTTGCCCGTCGTTGTACGTTCCCGCCGCCCACGATCCCAGGTACTGGAGATCCGTTGCACCGCCGCCTGCTGCGGGTACGGCCCACGTAGGCGCACCACCGTCCGTCGTGACGGTGAGGACATCGTTCAATTTCCCTGTCGTATCCGGATACCCAGGCGCACCCGGTGTACCTGCTGCTCCCGTGGGGCCTTTGATTGAAATTCCGGTGAACACCCAGCCGCCCGACTGCTGCTCCCACACATTTCCGTTTGTGCCGTCGAGATACAACGTGCCGACAGGATCTGCCGAGACGGCCGGAGCCCCGGTACCGTAGATCCAGTGCTCGCCTGGCGCTCCTGTCGGGCCTGTAGGGCCGGTATTTCCTTGCGGGCCTTGAGCACCAGTCGCTCCTGTATTTCCTTGCGGCCCCTGAACTCCCTGAATTCCCTGCGAGCCCGTCGCTCCGGTAGGCCCCTGAATTCCCTGTGCGCCCTTGATGTTCGCACGCAGCGTCCACGTCGTATCCGCCGTTTTTTCATACACGTCGGATGTCGTCTGATTCAGATACCAGTCTCCGACTCTTCCCGCAGAGCCCGCAGGCACACCCGCTCCGCTCGACCACTCCTCGACCTGCGCGCCCTGCGTCAGGAGCGTCACATCGGTGTCGGCGTTGTTCTGAATCGCCGTTCCGCTGCTGGTGAGAACGGTGACCGTAACATCCATCCAGGTCGTGTTGTCCGTAATTGCTGAAATTTGATACTTGCCCCAGTGATTCGCATCGGTACGCTCCTGGAGAAGCAGGCTGTCACCGACCTTGGCCTTGCCGACCTGGAGCGCCAAGTCGGTACCGGCCGCATTTGTCTTGTGAAGGAAAATGTGCGTGGCCAGGGCCATCGACGCATTGTCGATCTGCACTCGTCCCGATGCGGGCGGGGGAGTCGTCGCAGTCGTCCACTTCCACGTATTGGTGTACGTGGCATTCGCTGCGCCTGGTGGCCCCTGTGGGCCTGTCGGGCCTGGAACTCCCTGAATTCCCTGCGCTCCCTGCGGGCCTGTATTTCCGATCGGCCCCTGAATTCCAGTCGGGCCAATGGGGCCTTCGGGGCCGGTATCACCCTGCGGGCCGACAGGGCCTTCCGGGCCGATGTCGCCCTGCGGGCCGATCGGGCCTTGCATCGGGCCTGCGTTGATCCAGTTCGAGGTCGTCGTATCCCACACGTACAAATTTCCATCTGCCTGGACGGTATAAGCATCTCCGTCCACCATTCCAGACACGGGCAGGTCTGCGTACGTGGGAACGGTGCCCTTCATATTGATGCCCGTTCCGGCTGGGCCTTGCGGGCCGGTAGGGCCTACATTTCCAGGCGGGCCTTTGGGGCCTGGAATTCCTTGAACGCCCTGAGGCCCTTGTGGGCCTGTCGCACCTGTCGCGCCGGTATTTCCCTGGGGGCCTGTCGCGCCTGTATCACCCTTGGGGCCTTGTACGCCCGTCGCACCCGTTGCTCCCGTCGGGCCTGGAATTCCCTGTGGGCCGATCGGGCCGGTATTTCCAGTCGTGCCCTGATCACCCTTAGGCCCAGCGGGGCCGGTCGGGCCTGGGTCACCTTTCAGACCCTGCTGTCCTTCGGGGCCGATCGGCCCTTGAGGCCCTGTAATTCCAGTCGCGCCCGTATCGCCCTTGTCGCCCTTCACTCCCTGCTGACCTGCGGGGCCGGTAAGACCAACCGGGCCGATGGGGCCGGTCGCTCCCGTGTCTCCCTTATCGCCCTTCTGGCCTTGCTGTCCCATGGGGCCAGTCGGGCCTGTCGGCCCTGGAATTCCCTGAGGGCCAGGCGGGCCTGAATTTCCTTGCGGCCCTACCGATCCATTCGGGCCAGTCGGCCCTGGAATTCCTTGCGGGCCGACAGGCCCCATTGGCCCTGCTGGGCCTGACGGGCCTACCGGGCCTTCAGGCCCCTCGGGGCCGGGTGGGCCAGGCGGGCCGGTCTGAACGTACGACGTTCCTCCCGTACCAGCGATGAAAGCACCAACTGTCCCGCTCGCGCCCAGGACTCCCTGCGTAGCTCCCGCAGATTTCAGTTCGGCTGCATCCTCGGCTGTTCCGACCAACTCGGCCGGATCTGGGCCTGTTCCCGGCAAGACCTCACTCACGGCTACCCCCTACGAGGCTCTGAGAGCCCTTCTGCTGCGTCGGAACCGTCTGGGTAGGGTTCTGACCCGTCTTGGACGTTCGAGGAGCCCAGCGGCGATCGTGGAAGCTCGCATTCGAGCACGAAGAAGCGGCCAGATACCTGGGCTGATTGCACACCGGACACCTGGCCGCAAATTCCATCGCGCCTCCATCCGTTTTGGGGGTGTCCCGCCACACCCCCACGGAATTTCACTACGAGGTCGGAAGCGTTACCTCCTCGACCGAGTTGGCGATGTCGAGATACAGGCCCCGTCGGGTACGGGCGACCTGCTGTCCCTCGACCAGTCGTGAAATATCGGCAGGGCCGACATCCACGCGCAGGTCGTGATGGACAAGCTCCCGGAACCGCATGCGCGGTGCGATGAAATAGCACTTGCCCGCCGTGACGCCCGGATACACGTACGACTTGACGCCGTTCGTGACCGTTGCGCCGTTGTAGTAGATGATCCCCTCGACCGGAACCCGCCGCAGGATGTTGCCGTTCGCGTCGAGCACCGGGGAGAGCAGAGCGTCCTCGATCTGAAAACGATCGCCCTCGTTGGCGAGGATCCACGTCGGAGTGCGCTGCGGCGTTGCCAGCGCGCCCTTGCGGTACGCAGCCTGAAAAGTCAGGAGCGTGTGCGCTTGCAGCGTTGCACCGGCCAGAGCATTCGCCGCCGTCTGGTTGGGTGCCGTGTACGTGTACGCCAGGATCGGAGACAGGTGGAGATGATTGAGCAGGTAGTTGTACGCCCGCCCGAAAGCTCTCGCGTTCATACCAATTTCATATGAACGGTCGAACTCGATCATGTCTTCCGTCCACTCGAACCCGGCCGCGTACGTGTTGATCGGGACGAACGTCGGTGCCCCGGCCCGCGCCAGCGTGCCGAAGATGATCTCGCCAGCCTCGAATTTCTGCTGGAAGACAACGTTCGCATCGAACACCACGTCGCCGCCGACCTGCACCGAGCCGCCGGGGAACGGGCCGTTGACCCGCTCGTACAGAGGCTGGTACAGGAGCGGAACGTCAGCAAGGCCCACGTCGATGTCTATGCGAACCTTTTCCAGAAGATCCATCGCGCCCTGCGATGTCGTGATCATTTCCGACACCGGCTTGAGCAGATCGGCCTCCATGCAGTCTTCGCGGAATTTCGTCACCAGACGAGATACCATCTCCGACGCGGAAACCATGTTGATCGACATCTGCTCACCGACGAGCCGACTCGGTGTCCAGTTGCGATGGCGAAGATTCGACGTGGAATCTTCCTCCGGCGAGCGAATTGCGATCGACGCCCCCGTGAGAGGAGCGAAGCGCCCGTCGTGCCCGATGCGGTACTCGCCCGTCTTGCGGTTGCGCTTCAGGATGCTCTCGATCGTCGGAGCTTCCGGGACGAGCACGCTGGAGTCGTTTGCCATTTTCCCTCCTCTCTGAAATTAGGGGCCGAGGTTCAGGACGCGAACGGCGGCGAAGTTGTTGGTGTCCTTGACCTCATCGACCTTGGCGACCGGCGTGCCCGTTGCCGTCACCGTCAGGTCGGTGTCACCGCGCTTGAAGCCTGCACCGGCCGTCCAGTACAGGAAGTCACCGACTGCCGGAGAAACGCCAGCCGGAACCTTGATGTACCACACGCGGTCTGGTGCAATTTCCATGTCCATCGACCGGATCGTGTCGGACGCTCCGATCGTCTTCATGGCAATTCCATTCCAGCCGTTGATGCGGTACAGATCACCGAACGTGATGGCCTGGGCCGCAGGAGCAGTGACACCGCCCTGAGTGGCCCGCCCGTCGTGCTTAAGCTGACCCACTTCTCTCCCTCCTTTCGGAAATTAGGCGTTCTGCTCCGCGACGTACTTTTCTACGTCCGCCTTCGTGACCCTGCCGCCCTCGCCCGTGCCTTCCACGTCCGCGAGATCGACACCTTCTGCCGCAGCCAGTTCCTGCGCGCCCGACGTGGCGTTGACATCCTCGCCATTTTCAGCCGCGCCTTCTGCTCCCTCCACTGCAAGCTCCGCAGCGGGAGTGCCCGGATCGCCGTAGCCCTCTGCAATTGCAGCCGGAGTCTCCTCGGGCAGGACTTCGGCGTTAAGCGGGTGCTGCTCGATCGGGACGAGCTTGCCCGCGCTCGTCAGGGGATCCGGCGAGCCGTACGCGGGAGGCCCCACGACAGCAGGAGCCATTTCCATTTCCTGATCCTCCTCCGTCAGATACGGGTTGAATTTCGCGGACGGCCCTTCCTCGATCGCGCTTGCGAACTGCGCGCCTCCTCGAAGCTGGCGGCTGGACGACTCCTCCAGCGCCTCGAAGTCGATGTGCTCGCCTGCGGCGACCGCCTCGTCCTGCGGCTGAATTTCAGCCGATGCCTCTTCCGTCTCTGTCATTCCTTTTCCTCCTCTCAGCGAGACGCCGAGCGAACACGCAGGTTCGCGTTGGAATATCCGGGCTTCAGGTCACGATCCCCGTTACGGGTGGAGGAAGACGTAGACGGCGGTGTCGCAGGAGTCGTCTCCATCTCCGAAACCATCCGCTTGACTTCCTCGCGGCTGTCGATGAAATTGTTGACCTGCTCCGAGACAACCTTCTCGTCCTTCTCCTTGTCGCCCGTCATGCGGACGTTGTTGCTCTCCATCTCGGCCGTGACCAGGCTGGCGACGAGAGAGCGAGTTCCCTCGTCCTTGAATTTCTTCTCCAGTACGGATGCCAGGATGGAATCCCGCACCTTCTTGCCCGCGCCCTTGATCTGCGACAGGGCCGCACCGAGGACGGTCACGTCGTCCGCGTCGTCGCCCAGATCGAGAAGCTTGCGAAATTCCGGAATGATCTCCAGCGTCTTCCCGGAATTCTTGGCGGCTTCCTCCATCTCACCGACCTTCGTTTCGAGCGGCTTCTTGACCTCCTGCTCGATCGTCGTGACCAGGCCGGGATTGTGCGCGCGAAGCTCGTTCTCCTGGAGAGCCGCGATTTCCTCGGGCTTCACAGAATTTCCTCCTTCCTCCATCTCACTTGTGAGCGCGCCCACAAGTCGCGCACTCATTCCGGCCGCTCGCGGCCTCGACAGGTCGATGCTCTCGATGAGGAATTTCTTTACTGCCACCCCCTTCTCGAATGGAATCTGGGCAACCTTCCCCCGCCAGGAGACGGTCTTGACCAGACCTCTGCGCAGATAGTCCTTGCCCTTCGTCTCGGGCAGGACGTACGCCTTGACGGCCAGGCTCGTCTGCTCCCCCGCACCGAGCACCCGTGCGCCTAGCCATTGAAGCTGAATTTCAGGAAACATGTACGGATCGTCCTCGGGCCGGATGTGACCCATGTAGCCGACGATCGGATCGTTGGAGTCGTTGATCTGCTCTGCAACATTCTCGAAAAGCTCCGGCCCCCAGAAGCGCTTCGACTTCGACCAGCCCGACTTGATGACGAACGTGGCGAATTTTGGATCGTCGTCTCCGTGCGTCACCGCTTCGACCTGACGGTTGAGAAGAGGAACGAGCTTTTCAGCATCGCTCGTCATCTCCACCACAGAGTCGAAGATTTCGGTGATCTCGATCTCGTCCATCAGATCCGCTTCTTGATCTTCTTGCCCGCGTTCTGCATGAAGGCGTTGTAGCGAATTACTTTCTGGTGCCCCGTCGTCTGACCCTGCGGAGCCGGAGGAGAACCATCCAGCCTCCGCACCGAGCCCGGAGACTTGCTGGGATCGAATCTCGGGTTCGGGTTGTTCGTGAACTGCGTCATTTCAGGCCGCGTGTTCGGCTTGTTCCACACGTCCACTGCCATGAGACGACGCACGCTCCGGTACGCCTTCTGCACAGACCTCGCAGCAGGACTGTGGAAGGACGATTCGATCGCCTGCGCCGTCTGCGGGGGCCGAGGCTGGCGACCGACGGACTTCGCTCTCAGAATCCTCGTCAATTTCATCCCTCCTCAGTGCCTGATCTTGCCTGCCGGACTGTGGACGATCCGAAGATTGGCCTGGCCGTTGTTGGCGTTGTTGACCAGCTTGCCGCCGTAGCGGGGCCGGAACAGGTTTGCTCCCAGAATTTTCACTTCCTTCTCTTCCCTCCTTTCCGGCCCTGCTTCACGGCACGTCGCCCACCCTTCTTGAAGCGAAATTTCCTGAGATGAGATGCGCGTGCCATTACGGTTTGTGCGTGACCCGGCCGTAGAAGCCGAGCGACGGCATGATCTTGGCGATCAGTTTTCCGTTCTTCGTGATCAGCCTCTGGGTCGGGCCACCGAGTTTCATTTTCTTCTTGTCCTCCTCACTCTCTGCCGCCCCTGCGCCGCAGCCAATTGCCTCGGGCTGCGCTTGCCCAGCATCTTCGGCTTCAGAGATTTCCGCACACGTAATTTCCGTCTACGCCCCGGCCGAACATGATGGGCTCTCGTCCTCATCTACGCCGACTCCTCCTCCGAGTCGTCCGCTTCCTGCTCGTCGTCCTCCGCTTCCCCCGATTCATCTTCCGCAGCGTCAGGGCCAGGCGCGCTCTCCTCCCCGTCTTGCCCCCCTTCTTCGCCGCTGCTTGCAGCTTCTTCCGTGGAATCGGCTTGCCCTTCTTCGCTCCCAGCGACCGGCGCAGACTCCCCTTGTTCTTCGCTGTGGCTTTCGCTATCCACTTTCCACTCCTTTTTCTCGGCATGAAATTTCACCTACTCGTTTCGACCTTGTGGCCCTCCCACCACCGTCGGTTGCGGAGCCGCCGGTAGCTGAGGTACCACGTTGTCTTTCGCGTCGGCTGCTTCCTGGATGGAATTTTTCATGACCGGGATGTACTGCCTGAGCATCCTTCGGTACGTCTCGTCGGAGATCTCACCCCGTTGTGCAGCGACCTCCAGGCCCATGACGAGTTGCTGGAACGCCTGCATCTCGACAACCTCGTCATCGACGCGGATGGTTTGCCACGCCAGTCTCACCCGGACAGGAACCTCCCCCGATGCAACCATGACCATTTTCAGAAGTTCCTGAACCGGCTTGGTGTAATTTCGCCTCTTGCGATCTACCTTCTTGATGAGCGGAACCGTCTGGGCGTTGCGATCCGAGTTGGCGCTTCCTGAATCGACCCGCATGAAAGCCCACTCCGGTGTCTGGCTGGCGATGCAGATGCAGTCGATCAGGAAATTCGCCAGCATGTTCGTGTCACCGAGAACGGACTTTGCTTCCAGGAAGGTCATCTTGTCCTCTTGCTGGAGGAAGATGATCTCTCTTCCCTTCCACGAAATTTCAGCTTGAGGCATGATCTGCCCAGTAACCTCATCGACAGCCTCGGGGAAGTTGTTCTTGATGAACGGAGCAACCTCCTGCAAGTTCAGAACCACCTTGGGCGTCGAGTGGTACCGGTGCGCCTGTAATCCCTGCGCAGTGAGATCGTGAAATGCGGTGACGAGAGGAAGGACAGTTTCCAGATCGCTCGTCCCTCCCTGGAGCGCAGCGTCCCATTCGTTGTAGACCTCCAGGAATGGAACGAAATTCCAGGGATTCGCAGAGGCTAGCTCGTCCAGCCATTCGTTCGTCATCTGGTCGAAGAAGCGATAGCTCTCCGGTGTGACGATCTCCAGGATGTCGTGTTCCTCTGTAATTGGATCCTGGCCCTTCGTGGGATCACCGGGATCTTTGACGATGATCATCCTCGTACGCACGACGGCACGCCGGATGATGTTCTTGTTCGCTCCGTCGCGCTCGATGTCCACTCTCTCTGGGGGGAGCAATTCCAGACGGCAGTGCTCTGCCTCGTCCATCGTCATGAGCGGATCGAGAATGTCCGGACGCTGAAGGCGAACAATTACCTTTGAGTCTCGGATGGAGTCTCGGAACATCTGCTGAATTTCGTCCACCCAGAAGTCCTGTAGACATTCATTGAGGAAGTCGTTGAGTCGTTCGTCGTCAGTTGATGCAGTCGGTATTCCCATGAAGCCGACTTGCAGATCCACAATCGGTTTGCAGAAAAAGGCACCAAGCGAAATCGCGCCGTCATTCCAGTACATGGATCGAGTAGCGTCGTAGTTGACTTGCGTCCCTTCCATGCGCGGATGGTATTGCGGCCAGAAGCGAACGCCGAGCGAGCGGTACGCAGAACGGATTCCATTTCCGAACCATCCCCAGTCTGGAATGATCGAGCGGGTGAAGTCGGCAACCTGCTCACCCACTACGGCAAGGGCTCTACCGATCTTGCTCATTTTCCTTTTCCGTTTCCTTCTTGATGATGTCCGTCGCCGCCTCGGAGAGCATCGACTCCAGTTGCTCGATCATCTGCGCAGCTTTCTCCTGGACTTCGACGGGCAGATCTCTCAGCCGATCGACAATTCCCTCGTCGGTGAACGTCATCCGCTCTTCGTTGACGTTGTGCCGCTCCATCTTGGACGCCTTCGGCAGTCCACCCCTGTCGAGAATTTCAGCCGCAGCCTGAGCCCTGATCTTGTTGTCAGGCTCCGTGCGGATGATCTCCACGAACACCTGGACTGCCTCGATCATGTAGCCCTGGATGAGATCGAGCGCGGCCTGAGGCAGCGCCTTGCGAAGACTGACCAGCTTTTCAGCGACAACGGGACTTTTCAGAAATTCCGCCGTCTGCTCTCTGGAGATTCCGATCGTCCTGGCGATCTGGATCTGACTGTATCCCGCCAGCTTGAGAACGATCACCATGTCGATGACGTGTGGAATTTCACCGGGTAGGAGCTTCTTCTGCGCGCCCAGGTTGATCTTGTACCTGCGCCTGACCTTGGAAAGCTGACGGTCGGCAGCGGCTGCGCGAGATGATGGTGTCGATCTAGGAGGCAATTACCCCTCCTTTGTTCATCGCGTTGGACAGGAGGGCCGGAACGCTCAGCGTGGGAGCGCGCAACGCCGCAACGGTTGCCATGAATCCGGCGTGATGCCAGTGGTCTGCGTTGTTGTTCTTTTTCCAGCGACCCACGATGATGCCCCGCGTATTTTCCTCTTCGACCCTGACCATCTGAACCTGCTGGTAGTAGAAACCGTTGTACGGCTTCTTGGGCATGGGCTCGCCCATCTCTCTCGCCTCGAACGGAAGAATTACAGATCCGTTCAAGTAATCCGCGATGAACGTGTCGCATGCCATGGGCTTGTCGATCAGGACTTTGGGAGCAACGCCGTATTTCACTTTCTCGAACACAGCCATCTCATTGGCTGCGTAGCGATCGTCCGTGAATGCAACCCAGATCTTTCCCGGAAATCTCTTGGCAAGTTCCGTAGCCTTCGTCTTCTCCGGCTGAGCGTCAACGACAGCTACGAAGCCGGACAGTCCTTCGAGGAATTTCGTTAGCTCGTCCCACGTCCGCATGAGCTTGATGTTCCAGAGCATCTTCTGCTGGCGGTTGGGAGTGAAATGCCAGCACCAGACGTGGATGAGCGTTCCGATGTCGATCCCGATCGCCAGGGAGGAGTTGGGAAGACCTCCCACCGAATAGCCGTTGCGTCGGCACTTATCCAGAAGCTCGGGTGTAATTCTGTCGCCCGCTGCGGTATAGGGACGGCCCATGTTCTGATTCCAGAAGGAGCGCAGCTTGCGAAGATCCTTCTGGCCGTCGAAGTAGTCCTTCATGATTTCAGCCAAGCGCTGCGTGGGCGAGTTGAACTGGGAGATGTGGTAGCCTCGCAGCTTGCCGTCCGGGGCGAACGCCGTCCACCGTCCCAGGCTGTTCAGCCCCGGACGCTCCTCGTCTCGAATTTCTCTCCGGCAGTACGAGCATTCCAGCACGCACTCGTCGGCCGTATCGCCCAGCTTCAGAGAGGCGTAGTCGAGAGAAGGCTCATCGAAGTTCAGAACCTGAAATCTGCCGCAGCCGGGGCACGGGACTTCCCAACGATTCTGGTCAGTCTGCTGCCAGCCGTCCTCTCCGTAAACACCGTACCCGTCAACAGTAGGAGTTGAAATAACGAGGAGGCGCTGGAACTTGGATCCGTCCATTCGATGTCGAGCGTCAGAGAGATTTTCCTCGACCATGCGATCTCGCTCGTCCCAGACCTCAAAGTCAACGGGAACCTCCTGAAGCTCACGATCGATGTTCGTCCCACGGACATAGAGGTTGATCCGCTCGACCGTCTGCTTGTGCAAGCGGTTATCGACCGAGCCGAATTTCTTCTCCAGAGCCGGTCTGGATTCGATGATGGGATCGATCCGAGCCTGCACGAACGGGATGGCCCCGGTTTTCAGAGGCAGGAGGTAGAGGCCATGCAACCGGCGCTCAGTCACGTAGTGGAGACTCTTGACGATCGCCGTGATGGTGAAGCGGGTCTGGGCTGCCTTGGGGATCCAAATTTCAGGGTGCTGATCCCGGATGACCTGCTTGATGTACTCCCCGCCCCTGAGGTCGAAATCCCGTCCATCCACTCTTAGCTCCATATTGACCGCCCACTCATCGGGCCTGGCCAGCGTTCTCACACTGGAGAAACCGTGCTTCTTCCTCGGGCGGTCAGCCTGAGTTTTGCTTGGAAGGATGGTCGAAATTTCAGTAAGCCCTCAATCGAAATCCAACGTGGATCCGAGAAGGCTACCAGCTTTCCTGTTTCAGAAAAAGCAGGGGGCGGAACCGACCAAGTAGGAGGGAGACTGCGGCTCTCCCCTGGGCTCTCGCCCCCTGCTCACTCATGCCGTCGTCGGACGCTATCAGATGCAGCCCCGCTGCTGCTCCATGTAGCTGACCCATTTGTCGAACGGCCAGTTGGGACTAGGAACGACCGGAATTTCACCTGTGCGCAGCAAGTTCTCCTGGTCGATCGCCATCAAGATCTGCTCTGCCTGGCTCAGGCCCACGAAGTCGAACTCTCCGTTGCAGAGCCCACTCACCCGGCGGATGTGAATTCCAGACTCCTGGGAGAGATACTGAACAGGGCCTACCGCTCCGCTTTGCTGAATCATCGACCTGGCTGTACCGGGATTTATTCCCCACTCGCGCAGCCAGCGCTTGCACCAGTTCTGGAGTACCTGAGCCAGGAGCGCACCGGGAACGACCTCTGGCTCGCCCTGCGAATTTGCTTTATGCTTCTGCCGTAGCTCTTCCTTCTTTCTCTCTTCGAGCGCACGCTGCTGGGCTTTCAACATCCGCTCCCGGTGTAATTCTGCCGTGTAGAGACTGGGACGATACCCCTTCAGCGGGGGCCGTGCAGCTTTCCCCCGAACTTGTAAATTGAATTCGCCCTCTGGCGGGTCGTGTTGCCGATCCCCTGCTCGTCCGCCTTCTGGAGGAAGATCCGGTTTCCCTCCTCCTCGCCGTATTTCGCTATGAATCTCCGGTGGGCTCGTTGTAATCCTTTCGTCTGTGCAGTTAGCTTAAAAGGTAATTTGCTCATTTCGCCTCCGGGAGGTTGCTTCGCTCTGAGAGGTGGCGAGCAGCCCGTGAGCCATGCCGACGAGGATGAGTTGCTCTTCGAGGGTGAGGGGTTCGCCGCGCAGGAGTTGGTCGAGCTTCTCTTGCAGATACTCCTCGACGGTCGCGCGAGGACGCAGGTCGAGGGGGTCGTCGCCCGAGAGCTTCACTTGTCCGCCTCCGGGTTCGCAGCCGCGCTTTGTGCCATCAAAATTTCTTCGCTCATCTCTTTCTGCTCCTCTTGACCGTGTGCTTTCCCTTGCCGTACACAGAATTTGCCTTCGAGGCGTTACTCCTTCCTCTACGTCCAAATTTGTTTGCGCGGGCATAGAAGATGGACGTTCCTCGTTTCTTCCCGTACCGCTTCCGCATCGCGGCCAGTGCTTTGCGTGATCCTTTGTTGTATGCGCTCCTGGGCATTTCAGACCTCATCCACTTCGATTGCGACCTGAACGTTACGCTTCTCGACCGGTACTGTAAAGACCGGAGCCTCGAACAGGTCGTCGGGGAGTTCGAGCATCAGCCGAATTACAGCTTCGTTGTACGCAAGGGACGGCCGCTTCTTGGTCGTTCGCTTGACGATTGCCCCGCCGCTGTGAGATTTCGCAACGATGAGATAGCAGCTAGCCTTCATCGCCGTTCCTGTGGTAGATGAGCACCATCCTGCCTCTGTAATCCCCAGGGCTGCCGCTGAGAACGTCCTGCGTGCATTCCCAGTCTCCACCCTGCCAGCCGTTGATCTCGTTCATCTCATTGATGATCCTGGTCGATGCGCGAAGGAGATCGTCCTCCAGTTGCTCCTTGTTTTCAGATTCCCCCTCGACTCGAAATCTGGTGATCATCCCGCGAACCTTCCTCTTTGCCGCATTGCGTGGTGTGCTTCGATCAGGGCTGAAATTAACCCTAATTGGTGCGTCCATACCGGATCCGAAAATCTGAAATGGATGTTCGTGAACCCCTGAATCTCGTCGTTGTCGATCAGGCGTCGTAATTCCTCTTCCTCCTCATCGGGCAGGTCTTGGTCGAGCTTGAAGGTTTTCACTGTTACGACGACGAGGACTTCCTGGACTTCCGCCGTCGTATCCATGCCGTAAATTTCATCCAACTGCTCCATGAGTTCTGCCGTCGTCGCTCCTACGGTTGTTGGATCCATGCGCCTCCTTACGGGAAGACGACATCCCAGTCTCCCACTCTTGTGGTCATGGTTTCGCCCAGGTAATTCCAGGAGCAGTAGTAGTCCTTCGGGTTAAATTTCTGAAGGGGATAGTCGTGGTATGTCCCGAACAGAGGGAGTGTAATTATCCAGCCGTGGCGCTGTGCATCCCAGAGCATCGTTTCGGTGTATTGCACCGGCTTGTCTGCCCAGGCTTGGTTCTCGGCAGGATAGACCTCCAGCATGACTGCACACCCGACTGCTGCCAGTGCCGAGGAGATGTCTCCGTTGATACGCTCGTTGTACATGTTGGAAATTACGCAGACGTAGACGTTCGGTCTGTTCCTTCTCATCCAGAATGCTGCTTCGCAACAGCCATCGCGTTCACTTTCAGTTTCCATCTGCGGGCAGTAAATTTCACCGTCGTTGAGATAGCCACTCGCTACCTCCGCTTTCTGCGCTGTAGGCTTGTCGTCCCAGAGTCCAGGCTTCATGTGTCTGATTCTTCCCTGGGCCAGCCATTCGTCGCCTCTCTGCTCTCCGAATTTCACAGTAAAGCTTCTATAGCCGTGATTGAGAAATTGGTCGAGCACGACGCCTATGCCGCCGGGGTAGCTGAAATCGTGACCGTCGAAAGTGCAGTTGGATGTTGCGTCTCCGACGATCAGGCCGCGACGAAAGGGTTCTGTACCTGCCTGATCTGGCTATCGACGTAAGCCTTCATCTGGAGCCAGGCAGGAGATTCGTTGCCCTTGACGTTGTTGTGGGCATTGACGAGCTTCCAGGTTGTCTTCTGGAGGTCGTTGAAGCCTGCGTCCTCTGCCGGAGTAGAGCCGACTTTTTCCTTGAGCGTGTTGTAGCTCCGATCTACGCCTGCGGTCTTGTTCGCAATCTCGTTCATAATTTCCTTTCACACCATGTCTACGGGATCGGACATCTCGATCTCTGCGATCGTCTTGATCTTGACGAAATACGAGACGAAGTATTCGTTGGGAAAGGCGAAGTAGTCTCCCTCAGCTTCTCCCCGTTCGTGATCCTTCGTCAGCACCGCCTCCTCGATCGCACTTTCAGGACTGTCCGCTTCGACGTTCACGAAAATTGTCGAATAGGAGTCGTCACGCTCGTTCCGGCGCATCACGACCCACTCGGTCATCTGACT